GCCGTTTCGTAATCAAGGCCGGCGGTTCAGCTGCACGTGGAATGAGCAAGCCCGAATCGGTACACCTGGACGAATTACGTGAAATGCACGATCTTGAATCGTTTGCCAGTTTGCGTTATACCTTGATGGCCGCGAAAAATCCTTCGATCAACGCTTTTACCAATGCCGGCGATGCACATTCCAAAGTGCTGAATATGGCACGCGATCGCGGCCTTGCAGCTGCGGCAGGTGCAGCCGATGACATTTTCTACGCTGAATGGTCTGCCCCGACTGATGACGTCAATGATGAGAACAATTGGATTGCAAGCAATCCAGCACTCGGCCACACAATCCACGTGGACAATATCCGGGGCACTCTCAATGATCCACACGAAGTCGTGATGACCGAGGTATTGTGTAGATGGGTTCAGACCATTTCCAGCGTGGTCAATCCCCAGGCATGGGAAGCGTGTGCCGATACTTCCGTCGATCTTGACCCGGAGAAGCTCACCTGGCTGGCTTTGGACATTTCACCGGATCGCCGCCATTGTGCATTAATCGGTGCCCAAAAGCTAGGAAACGAAAACTTCGTGGTCAAGCTTTTGCACACATGGGAAAATGACCGGCAGCTCGATGACAAGGCCATTGCAAATGATGCCGCGTCATATTGCCGCAAGTATCCGATCGAGTATTTGCTTTACAGTCGAAAGACAAGTGGCGCAGTTGCGGCCAGGCTTCAGCCCGCCGGAATCCCAATCTTCGACATGGACACGGCCTACCCACAATCATGTGACGAAATGCTTGGTGCTATTAACAGCGGCAGACTTAAACACAGAAATCAAAGCGAATTGACGGCGCAGATTCTTTCCGCAGTTCAGCTACGTCGTGGCGATGGCGGTTGGGTCATTGGACGGCGTGCCAGTCAGTCGGCAGTGTGCGCTGCCGTGGCCGTTGCACTCGCAACCCACTTCGCGACACGCCCAGAGACGGAAATCGATATATTGGTGGGCTAATGCTATAAAGCGGCGAAAATTATCACATGGGAATACGTGACATTTTTGCATCGCGATCAGTTCAGACTGTATCGGTGCCTGCGGGTGCCGATGTAGCTGCCGCATTGGGGCCAGTCACATCATTGGATTCATTGACACCATTTTTTGGTGGCGTCAATACAGCTACACGCGAAGAAGCGATGTCAGTTCCTACTGTGGCACGTGGCCGAAATATCATTTGCTCATCAATTGCGTCAATTGGTCTCGAAGTAGTAGATCGCAGCACTGGACTCGATGTAGAGGATGGAACGCCACGCGTCATCCGTACACCTGATCCACGTGTGCCAGGTTCAGCCACTTATGTGTGGACATGTGAGGATTTGCTTTTTTACGGATACGCATATTGGCAAATCACAGAATTATTTGCAGATACGTTTCGAGTACGAAGCGTTCAACGCGTTTCACCGGCTCGCGTGACTATTCAGACAAATTCGCTGGCCACTGAAATTGAATACTACATGGTCGATGGAACACCGGTTCCAAATTCAGGAATCGGATCATTGGTCGTATTTAACGGCAACGATGAAGGACTTTTGAATCGTGCTGGCAAGACCATCCGCACAGGTGCGGAATTAGAACGTGCCGCTGCGATGTATGCACGCGAACCAGTTCCGTCAATGGTGCTTAAGAGCAACGGCACGGCATTACCCGCAGACCGAATCACAAAGCTTCTCGATTCATGGGGCACAGCTCGACGCAATCGCAGCACCGCGTTTCTCAATGCCGATGTCACGATGGAAGCAGTCGGATTCGACCCTGAAAAATTGCAGCTCAATCAAGCCCGATCCTACGTTTCCACCGAACTCGCAAGAGCTTTGGGAATCCCGGCATATTACGTGGACGCGGAAACTGGATCGTCGATGACGTACAGCAACGCCACAAATCAGCGTCAATCTTTGCTGGACTTCTCTTTGATTCCGCTGATGACTTCGATTTCCGAACGTTTATCAATGCCGGACTTCGTACCGCAATCACAGCGGGTCGTTTATGACCTAAGCGATTACCTACGCGGCTCTGATCTTGAAAGAGCCAATATCTACAAGACACTGAATTCAATTGTGGACGCCGAAGGCAACCCAGCAATCACAGTTGAAGAAATCCGAGAAGCAGAGGACATGATCCGATGAAAGTCACGACACCATTTACAATCACAGCTGCCGATTCAGAGGCACGAACCATCACAGGCAAAATCGTTGAATTTGGCGTACCTGCCACAGCATCAACTGGCAAAGTGATGTTTCAACGTGGATCGCTTAATCCAGCCAATGTAAAACTCAACCTGGAACACGATTCAGCCCGACCAATCGGGAAAACTCTTTCGATGGAACTTTCACCGGATGGAAATTCAATCGAAGCCACATTCAAAATCTCAAAGACCACTGCCGGCACTGATGCAATTCAGGAAGCAATGGACGGCCTTCGTGATGGATTCAGTGTGGAAGCAAACGCAATCGATTTCAATCACGCAAAGGATGGAACAATGATCGTCAATTCTGCCGATTTGGTTGGCGTCGCTTTGACGCATAACCCAGCATTTGATTCAGCACGTGTATCAAATGTCGCAGCTACAACAGCACCCGAAGATTCTGAATCATCAACCGATGAAGCAGAAGCCACAACCACACAAACAGAAGGAGATGTCGTGGAAAACACCGACAAAGAGCCAACCGCCGAATCGGTAGAGGCTTCAGCACCAATCCAGGCAGCATCAGTTGCAAAGCCTGTCAATTTCATCGCAACACGCAACCCAGTTGTTTCACCTGAAACCTACCTAATGCACAAAGTCGCAGCGATGCGTGGTTCAGAGGAATCACGTGCATTTATCGCCGCAGCAACAGCATCAACCGACAATCCAGGATTAATTCCTACACGTCAGCTTCGTGAAGTAGTCAACGGCCTTGCAGACAATGTAAGAGCTTCAATTGATTCCATTTCGAATGGTACTTTGCCGACCGCTGGCCTTGTGTTCCAGATTCCAAAGATTTCCGTATTGCCTGCGGTAGCACAGATTGACGAACTCGATCCAGTGACACCAACAGTCATGGAATCTGAATTCATCAACGTGGACGTCAAGTCCTTCAAGGGTAGCCAGGTCATGTCAGTGGAACTCGCAGACCGATCTGATCCACTCTTCTTCTCTGAATTGATTTCAAATCTTTCTTCACAATATGCTCGTGCGACAAACGAATATAACTCTGCACAAATCATCACAGGCGCAACAAAGACTGCAACTGGTTATGGTACAGACATCACAGCATCAGAACTTCTCACATGGATTTCAGGCGGCGCAGTAAGCGTTTATGAAAACACATTCAAGTTCGCAGATGCAATCGTTGTTTCACCTGCAATGTGGGGTCGCATCATGTCATTCAACGATGCAGGCCGACCAATCTACAACGCTTTGCAGCCAATGAACGCAGCTGGAAATGCACAGCCACGTAGCCTTCGCGGATCAGTGAACGGCATCGATCTTTGGGTCGATACAGCACTATCAGGCACAGGCGATGACTCAATGTACGTTATCAACCGCGATGCGTACACATGGTACGAAAGCCCACGCCTAGAACTCCGCACGAACATCATTTCAGATGGTTCAATCGGAATTCTTATGTACGGCTATGGCGCAACAGCGACAAAGATCGCTGCCGGTGCTTACGCGTTCAACAAGGACTAATCCCACCCATTAATCATCGGCCAGGTCTCTCCCGAACTGGCCGAGTCGAAGAAAGGATCAGAGATGCCATACATCATCACGGCTGATGAACTACGTGCAGTGCTTGGCGTCTCTGATTCCCTTTTTCCTGATGCGTATCTAGATCAGGTCATTGATAGTGCAGAGGCAACAATCTTGCCAATGCTTACTCAATATCAAAGTGCAGTCGTTGCAACGACCATCAAAAATGATGTGCTTTACATCGACACCCTACGTCCAAACTTTTTCGTCCAGGGGCAAGGGGTCATTCTCGCCGGCGTCGGTAATGGACTCGATGGCCCATATACAGTCAGCACTGATTCCGTCAAGCCTTTCCAGGTCAGTTGCGTAGTAGATGAAGCCGATCGCATTACCACCCCAGTGATTCCGGCGGGAACGATCACACTCGATGGCGGCTCGGCAGCTGAAATCTATGCCAACGTAGCCCCAGTAAAAACGGCGGTACTTATCGTCTCAACAGAAATCTTTCAAAGCGTTACAGCCCCAGGCGGCCAAATCGAAGGCGTAGATTTTGCCCCAACACCATTCCGCATGGGTCGCAGCTTACAAAATCGTGTGATTGGGTTAATTTCTGCATTTTACGATGTGGACTCAATATGCCAGTGACATCATTGCTCGATGTCCGTACCGAATTGGCTACGGCTCTTTCAGGCGTTGCGGCATCGGTCTATCCGGTAGCACCCGAAGCGGTTATCCCGCCAGCCTGCGTCATCATTCCCGATTCACCCTGGCTTGAAAGCACCTTTTGAATAGCGCAGTCACCAAAGTCAAAGTCAATTTTATCGTGACGGCAGCCGTTGCGAATAACGCAAATTCAGGTGCTTTGGATCAACTCGAAGCACTCATCATCAGCATTTTGGGGGCAATGCCCGCAGGATACGTGGTCGGCGATGTCCAAAGGCCGTCAATCGTTTCAGTCGGTGCGTCAAATTTGCTCGTTGCAGATTTGAATGTCTCGACTTATTTCACACAGGAAAACAACTAGGAGACAAAATGGCAACGACTATCATCACAGGTAGAGACATCACATTCACCATTGATGGTGATACGTTTGATGCTCAAGCTACTTCAGCAACACTTACAATCGATTCGACAATCAATACCTATCAGACACTCGATGGTAAGGCTTATTACACCACCGACACACAGGGAACCTTCGCGGTCGAAATGCTTCAGGACTTTGGCGCAGCGACTTCACTTTGCGAAGCTCTTTGGAACGCAGCTGCGTCTGCACCAAATACAGCTTTGCCAGTGCTTTTCACAGTTGGCGGCGTTGCATACGCTTTCGACGTTCAGCCAATCTTCCCTGCACTCGGTGGAACTGCACCTGATGCCCTAACTGCATCACTTTCATTTACCTGCGTGACCACGCCGGTATTGGACTAATTACAAAGAATCGGGAGAAAAGAAATGAAGCTACCAATCACAATTGAATACACAGCGGGAAATCAGGAGACCTACACAGCCCAGCCACCGGAGTGGGCTAAGTGGGAGAAGCTGACTGGCAATATCATTTCGCAGGCGCAAGAGAAGATCGGGATTTCCGATCTTCTTTTCCTGGCTTATCACGCAATGAAACGTGAGAGTGCTGGCAAGCCGGTGAAACCTTATGAAATTTGGTGCGACACAGTCGTAGAAGTTTCAGTGAACCAATCAGACCCAAAAGCCACAGACCCGGAAGCATAGGCAGGATTCTCGTCGATCTAGCCTTAGCAACCGGAATCCCGATGCAATATTGGGAGTCAGCCGAAGATGTGCTGACTGCCATCGAGATATTGGAGAGCAAGAATGGCAGATGAGGCAATTGCTTATGATAAAAGCGATCTTCGTGGTGTCATCCGTGCTTTCAAGGCGATGGAAGATGAAGCAATCGGCGAAGCCAAAATCACTTCCAATGCTTTGGCAACTTACCTTCAGGGCAAGATTCAATCAAAGGCCGGAACCCTGGAATCGCGTGAAGTAGCTGGACGAATTGCTCAAGGATCGCGGGTAAGCAAGTCAAGCAAAATCGGTGAAATCTCATTTGGTTTCGTAAGCCAAAAGTTTTCCGGCGGCGCAACGACTCAAATGCTTTGGGGTGGTTCCGAATTTGGTTCCAATAGATTCAAGCAATTTCCGGTGTGGTCAGGTCGTGAAGGCCGTGGATCACGTGGATGGTTTATCTATCCGACCCTGCGTGCCGAACAGCCATACATCATCAATGAATGGGAAAATTCATTCGCTAAGATTCTGAAGGAGTGGTAATGGCTACCGGATCAAGAACGCTTAAACTATCGATACTCGCCGACGTCGATCAGCTGAACAAATCGCTGAAGGCGGCAAATAACGACGTCGAGAGTTCCAGTAGCAAGATTTCAGATTTTGGCAAGAAAGCGGGATTGGCCTTCGCCGCAGCTGCGGCAGCTGCCGGTGCCTATGCCGTCAAGATTGGCATCGATGGCGTCAAGGCTGCAATCGCTGATGAGCAAGCCCAGGTCAAATTAGCCGGTGCCCTACGCAACGCCACAGGTGCAACCGATGCCCAAATAGCATCAGTTGAAAAACAAATTTTGAAGATGTCACTGGCCACAGGCGTCAGCGACGATCAGCTTCGTCCGGCAATGGCTCGATTGGCCTTGTCCACCCAAGATGCAGGCAAAGCGACCGATTTACTGGCTTTGGCGATGGACATATCAGCGCAGACAGGAAAGCCGCTGGAAGGGGTCGCAAACGCCTTAGGAAAGGCCTATGACGGCAATACAGCCGCTTTGGGTAAGTTGGGCATTGGTCTATCGTCAGCTGAACTCAAGGCCATGTCATTCGAGGAAGTTTCAGGCCGTCTCACGACCCTATTTGGTGGCGCAGCTACAGCCAACGCCAATACCTTCGCAGGCCGCATGGAACGGCTCAAGGTCACATTTGATGAAGCCAAAGAGACTATCGGCTTTGCCCTATTGCCTATCCTGGAAAAATTGATGTCATTTATGTCGATTCATGTCATCCCAATTGTGGAACGTGTCTCAAACGCATTTTCAAACAAATCAGGTGGCTTGACCAACTACATCACATATCTTGGCGAAGTCATCACAGGTGTATTCACGCCAATTTGGAATGGGCTGGTCAAAGCTTTCGGAATGGTCAAATGGCAAATTTGTTGCGTTGCCTTTGCTATCGCCAATAGTCAAATCAAATGGAGCATTTCCTGTATTAACGGAGGCTGTCAAAGTGTTGTTCTTGATATCAGTCCCTCCCTTGTATTTCATAACCGAACGATTTGCCGCAGTTCCATCGTTAGGCTTCGCTTGCGTAGACCAATAATGAAAACCGGAAACTGTATTATTTGAAGAAATATTGTCAATAACACCAGTTCCTCCAACGCCTCTAGAAATAATATGATTGATTCGCAAGGTGTTGGCCTCGCTGAAAACCACTCCAGTATTTGCTGAGGTATTAGCTTGATTTCCCAAAACATCCCGATAATTGTCATTATCTTTTACCAAAGCAAAAAATACTGTGTATTCACTGCCGTTGCTTAAGAATGTCCACGTTGAAATTGCTGAAGTGGATACGAGACGATCATCAGTACCATCAAAATCGATGATATTTTTGCCATTTTGTGATCTAGTTCCCGACAACGGACGATTTCCTGCGGTGCTTTGAACAAAGTTGCGTGAATTACCTGATTTATCGTTCCACTGTGTAACCGCTGAACCTGACACGCTAATCGTCGCGGTGTCGGCAGCGTCCATCCAAAGCTGGCATCCTGAAATGGACAATGGATTGAATGTCAAATTTCCTGATATTGCGGATGCAAATATTCCTAAACGGCTCATTTATGACAGATCGCCAATGACTGTAAACGAATTGCTGGCCACGCAAATAACTGTGCAGGCAGAGTATCTTGCTCGCAATTTTGGAGCCGCTGCGGTTGCACCGGTTGAAGTAATTGTGACGCCTGCACCCGCTGCAAATGTGGTCAAGCCAACGCCAATTGACTGGACATCGAATTGCTGACCTGCGCTGAATACTGAAGGTGGGATCGTGACTGTGACTGCGCTTGCATTTGAAGTGGTCACTAGCTTGTCGGCATCGCTGCCCACGAATGTGTAAGTCGTTCCAGTTTGCGCATTGAATGAAAGAAGCTTTGGTGTGGCTGCCGCTGCTAAATCGTAGGCTGATTTAACGGCATTTGGTGTTGCAGCTGTGGTGGTTGATGTGCTTGATGTTGAATCAGTAAGCTGAACGGCACCCGCCTGTGATGTGGATGCTGACTGGATTCCCACTGTGATTGCACCGGATGTACCGCCGCCGGTAAGTGGTGAAGTAGCTGTGATTCCAGTGATGTCACCTTGATCGTTGGCGATCCATACGAAATCCATATCCGTATTGGAATTCTTTGCCAGGATTTGACCAGTCGTGCCGCCTAGTAGGTCGGCCATCGATGTCGCGACTGCCTGCCCAAATACTTCAAAATCGGCAGGAAGGTCTGTGACCAGGTCTGTGTTCGTTGGCATTTGCCAGCCGAACGGCGTTGTTGGATTGCTCATCTTTTCTCCTTATGCGACCACTAGGGCAGTTTCCCACGTGAGTGTGTTTGAAAGTGTGTTCCATTGTTCCGACACGCTGACATCTTCCCACTTCATGGCTTGTAGTGAGAAGGCCAATGGTGAAAGCAAAGCCGTGACCGAAATTGTGTTATATCCGGCAGACCACTGCCAGCCCTCGACGAATCCGGCGTACTGCCCGGCTGACATATTCAACGGCAAATCTGAAATAAGCAATGGCAGACCCATGAATATATTGATGAGAGCATCGCGATCGGTGTCATCAATTTCCGGGTTCGTAAGCTCGAATCGAATCGACTGCATCATAAATTGAGGAAATGCACGCAGCTGAAGATAAAAAGCTGCCTGATCTTCGGCCGCAGATTGGTCGTGAAGCGTGGTGTTGATGATTTGTGCCAAACGGCCATAAACCTGAATTGACTGCAAATTTTCATCCGTAACCTGATTTGATGAGTTCGATCCATATTTGATGGTCAAATCGTTTCGGACATCGCCTGCCCTAGTTTGAATCTTGATGCCTGGGGCAATGGCTTGAGCCGCTGAAACCTCGGTATATCCATTGACGGCAAGATATTGAGATCGATGGGTCGAATCGGCATAGGAGATTTGACCTTGAGCATTTTCATATATGTAACCAAGCCCGGAAGTGGCCAGCGACGCGACCAATGAATAAACGTCGGTGACACTGGCTGAACGAGCTGCGAGATCGTAATTGCCCGGCGTATCGATTTCGCCTAGCCCGACATTTTGAGCATTTGCCCAAGTTTCTGTGGCTGGCGTATAAGTAGCCCACGTCAAAGCCGCTGGAACTTCTGACCAGTTATTGATGAGCAAATCTGTCAAGACTTCTTTGATTTGAGTGCCGTCAAAAGCACGATTCAGGGATGCGCTATACAAGGCCTTTTGAAGCCTGGAAAGCGCACCCAAAGCCACGATGGTGATGGATTGAGTGATGCCAATACTGCCTGCGTTTGCGACTTCGATGCTTAAATCAACTACTGACCCACCAAAGATTGGCACGAAAACGTCATTGGAATCCTTGAGACCAATGCTGACTGAATCATTGATATTGATGTCCACTTGAGACTGCGTGACATTGTAAAGAGTAAGGCTGCAATATCCTGCCTGTGCCTGCTCATAAATGTTTGTCCGGCCACCTGTGATGCTTAGATTGGCCAATACGAAATCGGTGTAATCAACCCCATCGATGGTGACTTGCCATACTGGATTGAATACTGTCATTTTTCAATCCTGAAAGCCGTTGCCCCACCTGTGCCGCGATAGAAAGCATCATTGACTGTATTGACGATGGTTCGTGCAGCTGCTTCAGGATCACCGACGATGCCCATATTGACTGTGACCTGTGGTGCGGCATTGCTTTGGTATCCGGCAGGTGCCCCACCAATTGTCACTGTTGGTTTGAATAGCTCTGTTTGATAGCCCGCAGGCGCACCGCCAATGGTCACTGTCGGTACCAGGGTCGCAGCCATATTGGAAATGGTCTGACCAGCTGCGGCCACTGATGCGGTTCCGGATGATGATCCCGAAACTGAAGGTGGCTGAATGGTTGGAACGGATGGAATGACCGGCGTTTGTGTCGATGTCGTTGGTGGCATCGTAGGAGTTATCACCAAAGCCATTCAAGGCGCAATCACGGCAATCAATTGGCTTCTCGACAAATACAATTCGATTCCA